CCGCTCCGGGTTCCCGTTCAGGTTGTTCCAGGCGTCAGCGAGGGCAGCTGCGGCGAGTTCGGATAGCTCATAGTCGCCGTGGTAGACGAGCGCGCCGACCCGCGCATTCAGCGGGTCAGCATCCTCGGCTACGGCATCGGGGCGGGGTGAGGCGAGCCGCATCAGGACGGCATATGCCCCGGAGTCGGGGGACCGCTGCGGCAGCAGGAACGCCCCATTCGCCAGCGGGTTCCCAGGCCCGACAAGATCGTTCGTCTTGCCGTTGACCCATGCGCGGACGGCGGCGGTCGCCTGGATCGGGCTAGACACGGATCACCACCCCGCTCAGGATCTCGACCGACCGCTCGACAAAATGGGTCGCCCTCGTCCCCGGGTGGTTGACGTGGCGGCCGAACACCTGCCCGGTCGCCCGGTTCCGCAGCGGCCACGGCCCCGTCGAGTCGATGCCATGCGGCGGCGTCCCGTCGTTGACATACCGGCCGTAGGGCGCGGTGGGGCCGATGATGACCGACCCGGGAGCCTCCCGGAACGCCTGGATCGAGTTCCGCAGATACCCGGATGGGCGGAGCGGCAGGTCACCCTGATAGCGGAGCCGGGAGACCGCCGCCCCGGATGGGCGGGCGATAGGCCGCCCCGCGTGCGGCGGCCCGGTGGAGCGGCCGAGCGGCACCGGATAGGCGTAGACCGCCTGCGTTGGGGAGACCGGGCAGAGCCGCTTCATGTTCTGCGTCACCAGCGCCGCCGCACGGTCGAGGGCGGCGAGCGGCTGGATGCCCTCATCAGCCCACGCCCGGATCGCGGCAGAGTCGAACACGATCTCCACCTGGCCGTAGTTCGGCATCAGTCTCCCCTCCTCTCACAGCAGCAGATCGTCGCCCCACGTCACCGGGACGGGGGACTGCCAGATCGGCACCTGCTCTATCGGGCCGCCAACGTCGAGGATGAGCGCCTGCTGGAGGATCGCCATCGCCGCCGTCGCCCGCGCATCCAGTTGGGCGTAGACCCTGACATCCGCGTCCCGGTTCGGGTAGGCGACCTCGATGTCAGCCGCAGCCCGCCATTCGGCTGCCGCCTTCGCCGCCGCCCAGATCGTCCCCAGATCGCTGCCCGACGTAGGCAGGTCACCGGCCTGGGCGAGCACCCAGGCGACCGCGTCGTCGATGACGCCCTGCGCCTGATCCCCGGTCGGGGTCGTGTTCGGCGTGAACGTCCCGAGCATCCGGTCAGCCCCGGGCGTCAGCACATCGCGGGTCCGCGTCGGGATATGACGCGCAACATCCGCGAGAACTGGTGCCCAGGGCTCAGCCATCCTCTAGCTGTCCTCCGGGCTCTGCCGTGACCCCGGCCGGGTAGGTGAGCCGCGACGAGATGAGCCCGAACCCGGACGGGGTGATGTAGGGAGCCTCGGCGTCGCAGTCCCCGGGCCGCCCTCATCGCCGGGCTGCTGCCCATGCGGCCCGTCAGGCTCCACCACAGCCGCCACCGGCTCAGGCGGCGCGGCTGGGGCGCGGGTCACGATGGCCTCCTGCTCCGCCTCCTCAGCGCCGGCGGCGACCTGCTCCGGGGATGCGCCGGGGGCAGCCCCGCGAGCGCGGCGCAGCACCCCAGCCTCCGGGCCGGTCATCTGGAACGGCTCCACCAGGCCGTGGCTGATGTGATGCTGAAGCTGCGCCTCCGGGACGTCGAACGGCACCGGAGCTCCAGCGTTCAGCCCGAGGATGCGCGGCCCCTCAGCGGTGCCCGTTTTCATATAGACGAGCGGCGCGGTGACCCGGTACCAGGTCGTCGGCTTCTCCGTTGTGGCAGCCATGAGGCTGCTCCCTTCTGCCCCGCACGGCGGGGCGGTTGGCTGCCCCGGCACGGTCGGGGCGACCGCTGGTCAGGCGACCAGAATTTCGCAGGCCGACGCGGGCTCCTGCACGATCGGCACCGTCTTGCGCCGCCCCTGCAAGTCCCACGCGTCATTGGCGTCCAGGCGGATGCTCTTGATCTGGACCGCAAGCTGGTCCATCGCATAGCCCGGGGCGTCGTCCATCTCGTCGGCCATCCCGCCAAGCTGCGACGAGTCGAGCACATACGGGTGAGTGGCCAGCGCAGAGGAGGGCGAGACCACGATGACGAGGCCGCCGATGATCTCCAGCATCCCGGTGTAGATCGGGTTGTCGGTCGTCTCCCTGCGCAGCGCGTTGGTGATCGCCGTGTCGGACATCATGTAGGCGTAGTGGTTGTCATCGACGACCAGGGTGTCCGGCTTGTAGCCCAGGTTCTTGCCGTAGATGTGCGCCTTCGCCAGGAGGATGTCCTGGAAGATCGTCCGCGTGCCCGCGTTCGACCAGACAGCCGTGCCGTTCACGGTGTCGGTCACAGCCGAGACCAGGGCGCTCATCGCCGTGCCGTCCACCTGGGAGATCACCGAGTTGACGACCTTCCGCAACGCCCGGTCAACCGTCTGGCCGGCGTAGACGTTGCGGGCGATCTCCTCATCGGTGATCCGGACCTTCTGGCCCCACTTGGACACCGACGCGATCCCGGCCGTGCCGGTCGGCATGTTGGCGAACGGGTACTCAGCCCCAGCGCCCACAGCCTCCACGGTGCGGTCGGTCACGAACGGCTCGGACAGTTCGTACAGGGCCGCGCCGCCGCTCGTGCGGAACCGCTGCGTCAGCAGTTGATCCGCCACGAACCGGAGGTCGCGGTAGTCGCGCAGCCGCCGCCTGATCTGCGTCGGGCTCTGCAGAAACCGAGAGATGGTCTCGGTGTCGCCCGACAGGGTTGGGGGGCTCGCCGGGTACGATCCGGGCATTTCCTACTCCTCTGGACAGTGGGCCGGTGGCCCCTTTGGTTGATGCTGGGCAGGCGTCCTACTGGACGCCGATGAAGCGCGCCTTGACGGTGGAGCCGTCTCCGGTGCCGCCCCGGATGCAGATCCCGATGAGGGTTCCTGCCGCCGCGACTGTGGCCAGGGTGCCGGTGTTCACAAACCCGGTCGTCCCGGCGATGATCGGTGCTCCTGCGGCGATCACGATGGTGTTCTGGATCAGCACCTCATGCACGCCACCTGACAGCGGGTAGACCGTCACCCGGCCGCCGTTCGGGGCATCGTGGGCCGCCACGCCGACCGAGTGGTCGCCGGATGTGGAGGGGCTCACAGTGTTGTTGGCCGAGACGGTCACCAGCGTGCCTCCGGTGATCGTCGCCCCGGCGGTGTAGGTGAACGGCTCGTCGCGGTTCACCGGGGTGTAGTCGGACACTTCCGGCTCCTTCTCGTTCCTCTAGGGCATGGGCCGCCGGGGCGGCTCAGGCGAATATCATCCAGCGGACCTTCGTGTTGTCCGTGGCGGTGGTCAGGGCGACGCCCAGGATGGAGCGGGCGTTGTTGACGGCCAGGTTCAGGACCGTGTTGTCGGTGGCCTGGTTGAATGCCGCGCCCAGGTCTCCCGCGCTGGGGGCGAGGGTGCGAACCTGCCGGCCGGCGTTGGTAGCGGAGACAAGCTGGTCGCCGGCGGTGATGGAGCCGTCAGCGATGGACTCGTGCTGCGGGCCGCGCCCATAGAACGTGACCCGGCTGCCGCTGGTCGCATCGGCCGCAGCTACCCCGATGATGTTCTGCGCCGGGGTCGCGCCTGGGGTGAACGGCGCGACCGTGCCGTTCCCGGAGACGACCAGGAGCGCGCCGCCTGTGATCGCCGCGCTCGCCGTCGAGGTCGCAACCTCTCCGATGATGTACGGCGGCGTGTAGTCGCCCATCTCAGAACTCCATCCAGCGGACCTTGGTGTTGTCCGCGACAGTGGTTAGGGCGACGCCGATGATGGCTCTCGCCGCGTTGACATCCGCCTGGCCGGGTGCGCCGCCCAGCGGCGGGAGGGTGACCACCTGCCGCCCGGCGGTCGCGGATGTGACCAACTGGTCGCCGGCGGTGATCGCGCCGTCAGCGATGGACTCATGGATGTAGCCGCGTGAGAACACGGTCACCCGGCCGCCGGTCACGGTGTCGTCGGCGGCGCAGCCGATGTAGTTCATCGACCGGAGCGTCTGGCACTTCCGCACCGTCCCCGACCCGGCGATCTCCAGCACATCGCCGCCGCTGATCGCCCCGGAGGCGGTCAGCGTGACGACCTTGGAGGGGCCGTAGACGGCCGTATAGTCGGGCATCCTCGCCTCCTCTCGCTAGCTCGCGCCGGGCAGGGCTATTTGGCGGGCTCGCGGGAGTAGGACTGCGGGAACAGGCGGGCGAACGCCGGGTCCCAGTCCTCGTCGGTCTCCGGGCCGCCGAGCGAGCCGATGTCGCCTACTGGGACGACGCCTGGCGTCAGCCCGGCGAGCACCTTCGCGGTCCCCTCCGGGTTCGCATCCCAGACGCCCCGCCAGTGATCCATCCGCGAGGCGGAGAACTTGCCGGCCCGGACGGCGGCGGCGAGCGCCTCCTCCCGGTCGGAGGCGAGCATCCGCGTGTGCGCCTTGACGCCCTGCTGCACCTGCGCGGCCAGCTGGTCATACTCGGCCTGGTCGAGGACGACCACGCCCGGCGGCATCCCCTTGGCCGCAGCCTTGCCCGCCTCGGCCGCTGCCGCGACGAGTTCGATCAGCCGCTCCGGGGTCAGTTCCGGGTCGTCGTCCTTCAGACCCAGGCTTGCCCGCAGCGCGGTCATCTGCTCTGCCGACAGATCCATGTCAGCGTCTCCTCTACCTGTTGGCCCCGCACCGCTTGCGGAGTGTGGATGGCCGTCCCCGGCCGGGTTATGGTTGTTGTCGCCGTCGTGGCCGTGCGCATGGCTGTGCGTCGCATCGCCGCCCTGCGCCCCATAGGCGGAGTGCGGGTGGGTGTGCGAGTCGGTGGTCATCGGGCCGTGGCCCTCGACCGCTCCCTGATTGGCCGGCTCGGCCTGGCCGCCGCCGTCGTTGCCGCCGGGATTGCCACTCGGGCTCGTCGTATTCGATGGCGTCCCCTGCGCGGCAGCGGCGAGGCGGGCGGCTACCTCATCGGCGTCGGTGTCGTCCGGGTCGAACACGCCCAGCTTGTCCATCAACTGGTCCACGATGGCCTCAGCGGCGGTCACCAGATCCATGACCTGCGCCGCGTCCGCTGGGAGCGTCTCGGAGTCGGTCTGCTCCGCCAGCGCGGACGCCTGATCCAGCACGGCGTCGAGGGAGGCGAGCAGGTCATCGACATCCTCGTCGGCGTCGCCGGCGGCGGCCCGCACCGCCCGGTAGAAGGCCAGGGAGTCCGCCGCGCTCGCCGCCGGCCCGGAGTAGTCCGGGGGAGTCTTGCCATCCGCCCGCAGGTGCGCCGCCAGATGGTTGTACGCCGTTTTCAGCGCCGCCCCGCCTACCCCCTTGACGCCGCCCCGGCCGCCGTTGATCGCGCCGATGGCCGCCGAGCAGGCCGTGTCGTTCGCCGCGCCCACAACCCCGCTCGTGGAGCACTCGTGGTGGGGCAGCTTGGAGTCGGATTTGGTCGCGCCGGGGAGGGCGAACATCGCCTTCAGCTTCGACGCCGGCGGGTTGTCGCCCAGGTTCTTGACCGCCGCCCCGCCGTCCCAGCCGGCGGCTGCGGCGATGCCATGCCGCGAGTCGGCCCTGGATGCGAAGACGAGCACCATGCCGCTGCGCCTGGACGCGGCCACGTCCAGGTATTCGACCTGGACTTTCACCGGGTCGGAGAACGAGATGGAGCCGCCCTTGCCGATGGTGAACGGCACCCGGTACAGCGTGTCGCTGGCCTCATCGCAGACGATCAACTGGGAGGGGTCCATCTGCATCTCAGTGATCCAGTACGACAGCGGCACGCCATCTGACGCGTAGTAGGCGCGGCGCACATCCTCGGTGGTGACGCCTGCGGCCTTCGGATCGGGCATGGGAGTGCCTCCTGCGGCGAGAGTGAGTTGCCAGGGATCTCCGCTGCCCGGCCGGCCCTGCGGAGCGGCCAGCCGGCCCATCATCGCGTCCACCTCATACAGGGCCGCTATGCCGTCGAGCCCGGAGAGGACACCGACGCCCGGCGGGGTCACGCCCAGCAGTGCCAGGGCCGTGATCACAAACGGATGGGTGTGGCCGATGGAGCACTTGAGGTTGTACTGGCCCTCGACGGACCGCTGCGGATAGGCGGACGGGGCGATCTCCGCGAGCCAGCCGGGCATCCCCGCCAGGTCGCCCCGGATCTTCGACCCGCCGGCGGCGAGGGCCATGTTCGTGACCTGGCCGAGCGCCGGCTCCCCATCGAACCGCTCATCGGTGTGGCCGATCTTGATGATCGGGTTGCCGACCGCCGGGCAGGCAGCCGCCTCGATGGCCGCCTCCAGGTCGGCGGTCGTGAATGTCGCCGGGCCGGTGGAAAGCTGCCAGG